GCCACCAACAGTCAGTGATGCAGTGGCGCCATAACCTGTTCCGATGAAGTTGACAACATTAGTAGCTGCGTAACCTGTTCCGCCATTAAGAATTTCGATAGCTGCAATTTTTCCAGAATCGATAATTTTAGGACGAGAGTCGAGATACAGGTTTTTAGTTAGAATATTTGTTTGATTAATATTGTTTTCAAACTTTCTATCTAGATAAGCTGTTTTTGTTGTTCCATTGTATGAAGTAATTGTTCTATATTGTTTTTCGACTAGAATTCTCCAGCCAGTGTACCAATCATCAGCGCTTGAAGCCCACACTGCAGCGAGTACAATACTCGCTGCAGTATTATTATATGAGTTAAATGAACCAGGACTTACTGTGAGTAATCCTTGTTCCCTAGAGTAATCGCTTTCATATAGCGAAATAACATTTAGATCTGGTTCCCCGTCAAAAAACGACCCACCATTCACTACAGTCATCGCGACTAGTGGAGCCAGACTTAGAGACTCAAACGTAAATGCTGTACCAAGTTTTGTTGATGCGTTAGACGTCAATGAAATATTGCTAGTTGCTGCAGGAGCAATACCAAGACGGTTGCCAATTGAAATATTGCTAGTTGATGCAGGAGCAGTACCAAGAGCAACATTTAATGTTGCAATCTTGGTTGTTCCATTATATGAGATAATTGTCGCAGTATTTGGAACTCCAGCGGATCCCGTTCCATCAACAATAGTCAACGGTAAACCGTTATAATAATTATCAACTGAACTGGGTGTAAATATTGAGGTCTGTAGATTAACAGTCGTCGTTGTATTTCCAGCGCCAATGGTTAAATTTGAATACGCCTGTAGAGTTGCAATACTTGTCGTTCCATTATATGAGATAATCGTCGCGGTATTTGGAACTCCAGCAGAACCTGTTCCAGCAACAATAGTCAGAACTCGCGACTTGTAATAGTCGGTCGTGGTGCTAAGTGTGGTTGCAATACTTGTCGTTCCATTATACGCAGTAATCGTGGAAGTCTTTAGATTAACGGTTGAAGTTGTATTACCTGCACCGATAGTCAGGTTGGCATAAGTTTGAATCGCATTATCAAAATCGTAATCTGATACGTTTAACAAACTATTTGCTTTGTATAGAATTGAATCTGTTGCATAATTTATGGAAATTGCATTAACTGTGTCAACTGAACTTACAATAATATTTGCACCAACACCATTTGCGGTAATGATATCAACTAGCGAGTTTGGTAGTGCACGGAACCCATATCCTCTTTTCAATAAACTAACAGAGTCAATTGAGCCTGTCGTCACGTTTCCAACGAATGCTACTGCCTTCGTTTTTGTCTGCGAACCATCATCAAGTCCACCGTTAATGACAACTGGATCACCAGTTACATACTTTGTACCGCGACGATTTGGATTAATCTTGATATTGGAAATAGCACCAATGATCTTCTCAGAGAATAGCTGAGTTGCTCCATTAGCATCAAAATAAGAGATCTCTAGATATTCGCCGTTCTGATAGAAACGATTAAGGTTTGAGATGTAGATCTCAATAATCTCTCTGTTTGTTCCCTTATCAATAGTTCTATTGGCAGCTTCGATAATGCAGCTTGCACGAGAAAGAGATCCATATCCCTTATGTTTTTCTAGAAGATTGATGTCAAGGTTCTGGTTTGCAGCAGAAAGCGTCAGACGGAATGCCTGAGGCTGAACCCACTTACCGTCAGAGGCTTTGAAGATCTGCAGCTTTGGAAAATACACTTCCAGTTCTGTGTTATACAGAACTCTGAATAAAAACTTAAATGAGTCTGGAGTGCCCTTCTTGGTATAGAAGTCACGCGCAGACTTTAGAATTCTTTCTGTAGAAAGTTCAGTCGACTCTGGAAACGAAGGAAGAATCTTGCTCTTAAAGTACTGAAGCATTGACTCACGAGTCGTATCGACATCATAGTTGTCTTCAAACTTCTTTAACTCATAAACAGGGTTTCCTGGCTGCTCCAGATACTCATAGTATTTCGTCAGGAATTCTACGAATACAGGATGGTCGTCTCTGATGAACTGTGGCAGCTGATACTTGACCAGCGTCGAAACTTTGTTTAAGCTAGATGTCATCGTCTATTACTTCACTTGCACAGGTGTAATTGATAATGCAGCTGAATCTTCTATGTCGATTGTGATAATCGAGTTCTTTGAAGAACTGAACAAAGGCTCTTCTGGAGTTGCGTAGAACTTCAGAACCTTTAGATCGTTTTCAATATCAATCGGCAATAGATTTGCAAGAGTAATCACACCAGTATTGTAATTAATCGTTCCTGCTTCTTCAGAGTAGATAACCTTAATCTGGTTGTCGTCGACGTAATATGTTCTAATTTTACCGATAGTGTTTTCAATTACAGCTTCTAGAACAACAGAGGTAATTTGATTTCCGTCAACGTCGTATACTTTCGCAGCCGCAGTTGTATACTCTGATCCAACAGAGTCGATATTGACTGAGGTGATCTTTCCGTTAGTAATAATCGCTGTTGCTGTTGCACCAATACCATCGCCGATAATTCTAACTGTAGGTGCAGTAGTAAATCCACTTCCACCAAGAGTTACTTTAATGGACGAGATTCCTGTAAATGACAGCGGAACTTCTTCAAAGTAAAATCTGCGATAGTTATCGTCATTGTCGTATGCCGTATACGCAGGGCTTGATGTAATTCTATTTGTTCCAGTCGAACGCTTTAGAGGAGTGAAGAAATTGATAGTGTAGTTTCTTGAGTTGTTTAGAACAGGCTCAAGTCTCTTTTCAATCTTCACGTCAACCTGATTACTTAGGATAGACGTTTCAATATTGTCAATATCTCTCATCAGACGTGATAGCTTGAAATATGAATTGAACGAGTTCAGATTAGTGTCAGCAAAAGAATAGATCGCTGATTTTACAGCCGTGGCGATTTCTCCAGGAGTCTTTGTGGTCGCCGTTGGATCATAAGTCACCTTCACGTCTAGATTTAGATAGTTATAATCGGCGTCTACGAACTCTGGTGTCACTGTTAGAATGCTCAGAGGAGAAACTACGGTATCTAGAATGTATTGCTTTTCAGTAGTTGTAATCTCATATCCAGAAACAGGCTTGGCTGAGATATACACCTTACCGTAGTTTGGAGGAGTGTTTTCCTCGCCACCCCAGACATTAACTGCCTCGAGCGAAGGATAGTCTCTCTGAATCAGTGCGATATAATCGTTCTTTGTCACAGCGCGATTATTTGAAACGTATGCTTTTGGAGCAGTGAACTTCACTCTATCAATAGACTCAGCCACTGATCCACCCGAAGCTACAGCATTCGTAACCACTGTTCCGCTGGCTAGTCCGCCGACAGAATCTAGAAGAGTCAGCTTTGTAGCCTTATTCGCATCAGCTCCCTTAGATAGAAGATAGCTGACGATTACGATGTTTCCGTCCGTCAGTTGCTTACCAAGAATTCCATCACCGAAATAGATCTTGTATTTTCTACCCTTACTCTCATTTAAATAATAAACAGGGCTTGAGTTGGTCACAGTCGTTGCATCTGTGGCGAAGGCATAAGTCACCTGCGTTAGATCTACTGCAGAGTTTTGAACAATGACTTCAAGAGTATTCGTATCAATGTTCGCGTCTTTCAGTTCAAATTCCTGAAGAGGATTATTGAGCTGATTGTGCGTAAACAGATAGTTTACTGGCGTGCCTTCGGTCAGCGTTAGATTAGAGAAGGTAAATGCACTGTTAGACTTTGTCACAGTCACTTCGTCTAGATTAGTGAACGAATAGTTCACCCCGTCAATCGCCGATGCAGCAAACTTCGTGAAGCGTGGAAGCGTCAGAGAAGTCATGGTCGAAATCCCTGCATTATTAGCCTGAGTAAATGTCAGAGTGGCATTGGCCGTTGCACTCTTAATCGAGGCTGGCGTATAGCCTAGCATCTTGGCATGAGAGACGACTGAGTCGCGAATCGAGGCAGTATCCATGAATGCTTCGTTGGCAATCATGTTAGCATAGAACGCCATGTAATGAGTATTATACGCAAGCAGATCAATCAGATTAGAAAGCGCAGAGCCTTCAAAATCATAGTCAGAGAACGTAGTCTGAGATCTAAGAAAATCCTTCAGATTCGACTTGATTGTGTCGAAGTCTGGATTAGAAACAACTAATTTATTTTCTAGTGCGTTTGTCATTATCTCAGCCTATTTAGAAATAGATTTACTTTAATCGGTTTGACAGAGTTCAGCGTGTAAAATCGAATGCTGATGTCGTATCTTTGTTCTTGATCGTTCGCATTTACCTGCAATCCATCCAGCTTGACTCTTGGTTCAAAGTTATCAATCAGATTGCTAATTTCTTTGTTCAGCGTCGAAGCTGTGATTCCGTCAATAGGCTCGAACAGCATTGCACGAATTCCGCTTCCGAGAGAAGGGTTGAAGGGTCTTTCATAATAATTCGTCATTATCAGGTTCTTGACGGATTGAATAATTGCGTATTCTTTCGTCTTTCTTGAAACGTCTTTCGTGATTGGATGCATCGTAAAATCGATATCCAAATCTGAAAATACTCTTTCTTCTGGCATTTTTGAACCTAGTGTTTATAAGCTATTTATACTGGTATTATGCCAGATTAACATAGAAAGGCTTATATGATTTTTGATTCATGAAGGTCATGTTCTTTGTCGGTCCAGCTGGACGATTCCCATCCTTATTGAACGAGATATGAATCCAAGGGTTTCCAGTTCCAGTCGTCTTATACTCCAGCAGTAATTGATCATGTGGAACGTTGTCTCTAATCCAAAGCACAATATCATAGTACTGATTCTTGTCGTATCCAGGAAATTGCATGTCTGCAGCCTGACCGATTTCATGCTGCGATCTTCCAGCAGCCGCGCCGACTGGCTTGCGGAATGCGTTGGTCACCGTCATGGAAGGATACTTGGCCTTGATCAGATCAAGAGCATTTATAGCCAGCAGCTTGAGGTTACATGCAATCTGGCCCTTGGTTAGCCCTCTCTGATCAATCAGAGGATCGCCGCAAGGTGCCTGTCCAGTCAACGCACCAAGAGTGAAGTGAGCAGAGAGCTGAAGGCTATTTGGGAATGCAGTTAGATTCTCAATTCCACCGCAACTGTTGGTAGTTGGGGGAGTTTCTGGCGGCTTGTCTGAATTAGAGTCGCCCTCAGTTGGAGTTTTACCAGCATCGATCTGCGCTTGAGTAAAGAAGCCCTTATCGATCTGTTCCTTGATATATTCGTCCACGCCTTCTTCGCCACCGTCAAACAGCACTGCGGCTTTATCGGCTGGAGTCTGCTCGATATATGGGTCGGCGTTATTAGGCTCACCGCGCGATAACGATGCACTCAATCCAGACACAGTTGCCGCTGAAGCACTGGCGGCACCCGAACCAGCCACAGGCTGCTTTACAATCGGGTGAAGGTGTGATCCAGGACCAGAAGCCAATGCGGTGTTACCAGTCACTGTTAGGTTAGTCGCGCCAGAAACATTCAGAGGAGAAGTGATCTCGACGCTAGAACCGCCGAGAATAACCGAGCCATCGCTCTGAATGCTTGCACTTGAACTTCCGCTGATTGCAACAGAAGAAGCCGATTTAATGTTAAAGCTGTCACTTGATTCAAACTTGACCGCAGTGCCTTTCATTTTAATATCGCCAGCTGCCGCCATGTTAATATCGCCAGCAACGTTGAAGTTTAGATCATTCATTGCGTCAAGATTTACATTCCCTACAACTTTGATGTTTGCATCAGATTCAATCGTTATGTTAACTCTACCGGAAACGTAAACATGGTCGTCGGCAAGAACTAGCTTATAGTTGTTCTTTACAATCTTTTCAACCTTGGTTCCAGAAGGATAATACTCTTCAAATGATCCAGAACGATGGGCGATATGAATTCTCTCAGAACCTGGAGTGTCGTCAAACTCCATGATATGCCCAGACTCAGTTTCTAGTGCCTTATTATATGGATACACAGCCGAGTACGCAGGGAACGGTTCATCCCATGTTGTTCCATTAGCACCATCGACCGACACGAGGTTCTTTCTTCTGTCCTGAATTAGAGTTTCTGTCACGTTCTGATTGCGGACTAGATTACTATTC